GTTTACTGTAGCTGCAGTTGTAACTTTAGGTCTATAACCCAACAAATAAGATAAATCATATAAATTATTTAACTGCCTAGATCTTTGAATAAATGTTTCTTGGATTTGATTATCAATATAGAATGATAAAACATCTCCCACATAAGCAGCCATTTCTATAAAGAGAGCTCCTGTAGATGTATCTGAAAAATCATTAAATGTTGTTGGGTAATAAGTTTTAGTAAACTCAATTAACCTATTTTTAAGACTTGAAAAATCTTTATTTATATATCTTATATCTCTATTAACAGTACTCATTTTTTATTAATTTAATATACCAGTTCCAGTAAGATCAATGTTAATATTTAAACTTTCTACATTTTGTGTAGAAGCAGAAGAAAATCGAAGGAATGTGTAAAATATTCCAAATTTTATGGTATTATTATCAAAATCATTAGACAATGTTACTTGTTTAACGTCAATTTCTGGGAAATTATCTTGTATATCATCTTTTAATATCTCGGATACATCATCTAATGCTGAGTTAGTATTATTAAATAATAGGGATTGAAGATTGGCTCCAAAATTATTATTAAAAACTCTTTCATTTTGATTAGTTAAAACAAAATTAATAAGATTAGCTTTGATTTGGTCACGAGTGGTAAAAGTTTGGTTAAATACAGCATTCCCATTAAAAGGTAAAGATACTCCAATAGCTGTATTATTATTACTTAATATCTCAAGTACGGAATTTGATGGAATTACTGTGGGCATTGTTTTTAATTATTTAATAGTCCACTAATTTGATCCAAACTGACTTGACCTGAAGGTAAAGTTCCATTAGCGGAATCTAATCCACGTTGAGGTTGGAATTGTCCCGACAGTGTTGAAGTAGTCATAGTATTAGCGGTTTCTCCTAAAACATTTTTATATGAAGATCTTAAATTTGACCTTACATTTTCTTTATTAGGAGAAATTGGTGATGGATGTACCATTTCGTTAATTACAGGAGAAGGGCGTTTTACTGCTTCAAGTAAAATTTCTTTTAACTCCTCTCTTATAACTTCTCTTGTTGCTTCTTTAATTATAGATTTTAATTTTTCTATTTTCATTTCATCTATTTATTATAAATACTAAAATATTAAAAAACTTTTATTTTTATTTTTTACGTTTTCTATTTTTTCTTCTTTGTTTAGCTTTTTCTTTTCTTTCTTCCCTATCTTCTTTTCTATCTTTTCTGGCGTCTTTTCTAGAAAATTCTCCTGATTGTCTTCTTTGTTTTCTATCTTTTCTATCTTCTTTTCTATCTTTACGTTTTTTCTGTCTAATTTCTTTTTTAGTAAACCTTTCTTCAACTTCTATTTCTTCTATTTCGGGAATATCAATATTATCAATATCAACAGAAATATCTTCTATATCAATTAAATCACTATTAATTCCCTCCGGAATATCTCCTACTGGAATTGTAGGGGATTGGATAAATACTAAATCATAATTATCAATTTGGAATTGAATTTCTTTAACTAATACTTCTAAAGAAGATGCAAAAGAAAAATCTGTAGCTAATTTTATTTGTGAATTATTAACATTGATAGCATTAATTCTTCTTAAGGGTAAATTAGTTTCACTTTCCCTAAATTCTGTCCTTAAAAGAAAATCTTTATAAATTAAGGGATTAGTAGAATTAGCAGATAATCTATCTAATAAATTTATATTAACAGATTTATTTTCTTCTGTGGATGATGAATTACCTATATTTTCTAATTCTTCAATAAACTCTTCATTAGTTTCCCTAGCTATTTCATCTATATCTTCTTGAGTAACATCTTGTCCTTTTTTAACTAGAACTCGTATAAAAGTAATTATTGTTAAAAGAGTAGTAATAATATTTAATACAATTGATATAGCATCTAATATATCTTCTAAAGTATCTCTAACTGGGGTTGCAGTTCCTTCTATAAGTTCTGCAGCTCCCTGGATTTCTTTTGCAGTATCATCTAATTTTACTAAAGAATCACTTAAAGTAGTTATTACATTTAAAGGTAATCCTACACCTATAGGAGCCCCTGTAGGGATAGGTAATTTAGTAATTAAATCTATTGAACCATCTACTGCTTTACCTGATATATCTAAGGTTTTGCTGGTGCTCCCTAAAGTAGCCAATATACTTTTTACTCCTGTTACTACCGCTGTAATGGCTGATAGAGTAGATAAAGTTGTATTTAGGGATTTTGATAATTTATCTGTTGATTCTTCTATTTGTTGTTTATTAGCTAATATAGCTGTTGCTACTCCGGCACTAGCAGCTAAAGTAGAAATTGTAATAGGTAATAATAATTTTGATGTATCAGGTTTTTTACCTTCAATTAATTCATCGGCATCCAATTCTACTGGAATATCAAATGGTACTGAAGATTTTACAAAATCAACCCCAGTATTGGCTGCATTAGTTATTTCTTTTTCAGCTATTTCCTCTATTTTAACTACTTGATCTCTAGCAGTTTTTACTAGTCGTGCTATGAATTTATTGAAGCTCATTATTTAGAAAAACTTACTTTAGATTTATATTTCTCTATATTATCTAAAATTCTTTTAGATTTTTGTCTTAATGTTCCCCCTATAGTTACTAAAGAAGCATTTGGTGATGCTGGAGTGACTAACATAGGATTAAGTTCTAGGTTACTACCTAAAGAAAGCAATACCTGAGCTAAGTCTTCTATATCATCCAGGAATTTATCTCCTAAAATTATAGGTTCAGTTGCGTCTTTACTCCCTAATAAAACTTCAGGGGTATTTACTACAAATCCTTCTACTGCATCTATATTAACCGTTTCTAGGGCGTTTAAATTAATTGAATCACCCGATGATAATAATATATTATCTGATTTTGAGTTTAATAATAGTCTTCCAGAATTTAAAATTATTTGTTCTCCTTCAAATATTTCTGGGGATATGGGTTCTAATCCTTTTATAAAAGAATTATAATTTTTAGAAGACACTTCTATAGGGATATTTTGAGTAGAAGTTAAATAAATACTAGATAAATCAGTATTAATATTTTCTATATAAGGTATCCAAGGGTCTATATCAGAAGGAGTTTGAGAAGTTTTTAAGGTAATTATTGGATCTCCATTTTCACCTTGTGTAGACCATGAGTTATTTGGTAAGGTATTTACAGTTGAACCTAACCTTAAAGATTGACCAAATCTCCCTTCATAAATAATATCACCTTCGTAGACTTGGGTAGGTCTTATATTAGGATTTTCTATAAAAGTATCCCCTAAATCTATATTTTCAGGTTCAGTAGATTCTTCATTTTCTAATCCTTGTTCACTATCATTATAAGAAGTTAAACGAGAAAGATTATTATAATCCTCAGGTAACTTAATAGCATTATGATTAGGACTATTCCATAAATTTACAGAATTAAAATAATAAAAAGAGGTAGAATCTCTATTTCTGTTTATACTAGCATTAGGTAATTCTAAGATATAAACAATTTCATGTTTTAAAGGATAATTTTTTATATTGGGGAAAAGAGGTATAGCTGTAGGGTATTGATAAGCAGGTCTACCTTTACCCCTATTTCCTATAGCTCTCCATTTTATACATCCTATACTAGCATAACCTCCCATTTCCTTAAAAAGTTGAGGGTTTGTTGTATCATTATGTAATGTAAAAATTACCCTAGCTGGAAAAATAGTAGGTGGAAGATCTGGTGTTTGTGGGGTTGGGGTAAAAGAAGATATCCCTGTTCTTTTTCTAATCGCCATTATTTTCTTTTAATTCAGGGAAAGCACCTTGTAATCCCTCTAATAATTGATTTTTTTCTTCTTCGGATAATCCTAAATCGTCACCCCCACTACTAGATTGTAATGTTCTTTGAACTATACCTGCCATTTTAATAAGTTGTTCATTATTTTTAACACTTATTTCTAAATATTCTTTAATTAGAGGAACTATTAAAGTAGCATCACCTATTTCTTGAACTAGAGGTTTTAATTCATTGATTAAAACAGTAACTTGATTATTTTTTTCCTGTTGTAAATCATAAATTTCCTCCAATAAGTCAGAAAACTTCTTATTCTTAAATATTACAGAATCTAATAACCCCATTTTATTTATAAATATGTAGGAATCTAACTATTGGGGAAATTCACCAGTATTAAGAAAATGTAAATATTTTTCTTGAAATATAGAATATAATATTTTAGCATTTTTAGTAATATTAGGGGTTTTAACATCTATCATTTCCCTAATATAAATGTAAAGTGCCTTTTTATTAAAAACATCTATTTTATCTCGTTTCCTAAATAATTCTAAGATACAATCTGCTACTCTTCTATCTTCAGGTTTTGTAAAAAGAGTATCTAAACGCTTAGAACAATATGCTACAAAATAATCTACAAATAAAGATAATCTATCTTTTTCACTTAACCCCTCAAATGTTAAATCCCCCCATTCATATTCTTCTTCATACATCATGTTCCTATGATTTAAAACTGGATTACTACTATTATCCGAATCCGAAGCGTTATCCTGGGTTTGTTCTATTGAAGAATTTTTTATTAGTTTTTTATAATTTTTTTCATTATAAACTATAAGATATCTTTTTACAATGGTGCCAAAATAAGAATATGCCTTAGCTCCCTTAGAAGGATCAAAAAGGTGGATTTTAGAAAGGAGGAAAGTTATAATTTCATGTTGTAAATCTTCTAAATCCTCTACATCCGTATTATAGAATTTAAAAGTATGAATTATATTTTCTGTAAGCTTATAATAAGGCCAATGAATATATGTTTGATATAAATCACTCCTTTCTTTTTCACATGTAGAATTATTATACTTTACAATTGCGTTTTCAGTATCTTTAGTAAAATATTGTCTTTTTTGCTTTCTAGCTTTATGTTTTGCTATTATATGGTCCATCTTCGTCTAGGTTTTTAACGTTAAATTCGTTTAGAATTTTTTGCAATTCCATAACCTGATTAAAGAAAAAACCTATTTCATCATCGGACTTAAAGGTGCCCTTATGATCTATTTTTTTAAGTCTCTCATCTGTTAATTCTATTATCTGAGAGAATTTTTCTACATAATTGAGATATCCTATAATTAAATCTTCTGCAGTTTCATTTTTTCTGAGGAGATTATAAGTAGCATATCCTAGTACTCCTACTAAAATAATTAGGAGTGATATTATAATCCAAAGTATCATAAATTATCTAACATATTTTTCAAACCAGGACTACTAACTGAAGATAATGCTTTTTTTCTAGCTGATGTTTTCTTTTTAGTAGATTCTGATATTGAGGGTGAATTTTCTATATTGAATTTAGGTAACCATTCTCTTTCAAATTCAATTCTTGTGGCCATCATATCAGCATGATGGATTATAAAAGGAAGAGAAGTGCGTGGTTTAGTTTCTGGGAGATATGTTTTATAATACGGTTCATTTGCAGAATCATATAGTCCATCATGCAACTTAATACCTAACCATTCATTTGGAGATACCCCAATATTATTTGAGGTAAGTAAATAAATTGATCTATCAGGAACAGACATATAGGAGATTTTAGTATTAAAAGTATACATTTCTCCTAAGTTTTTCTTTCTCCATTGATCCGTAGAGGGTACATGTGCATATTCCACTCCATCACCCATTTTACCTAGGTCATGGTTAATAGCTGAAAATACTATTTCTTCTAGAGTAAAAGTATCTTTATCTACACCCATATCACTCCACACTGAAGTTAATTTAAGGGCACATTCGACTACACGATTAACATGATCTATATACCCACCTGGAAAGCAATTATGATATGCCTTTTTATGTGAAGCGGGCATTAACATAATTTCTTCTTTATGTTGTTCATAAAAAGAGATTAATTTCTCTGCTCTGTCTGGGGAAATATATTCATTAATATAACCTATAAACTTATCCCATTGGGATTGGATTTGTTCTGCTGTTAATTCCATTTATCTGAGTCTATTTAATTCGTTACCCGAAAGTGGTTCACGTTCAATCTGGGTGCGAAGATCTTCAACTATATCATTAATACTATCAACCGCCTTTTTAATATCTCGGGGATGGTGATTAGTAGAAACCATATAGTTAATTTCTGTAGTCTTATTCTGGATACGTTCCAATTTTTTGTTGAAATAATCTCTATTTCTCATAATCTAAAATATTTTAATATTTAATTACCTTAAAAACCTTTGTTTTTTTATTGTGGTTTCAATACGGTATTCTGAAGTTACGAAAAGTATCTTGGGGAATCAAGTCTTTTGGCAGAAGTCTTTAGAAAGATCCGAAATTTCTTTAAGATATGAACATTTCTCATACTCTTCCTGATCTTCATAATATGAAATGCAATTATCAAGTGCAAATAACAAAATTTTATCCGACTCTTTTTCTAATACTTTTAAATCTTCTGGGTTATGGGTATCTAAACATGTTAAGTAGAAATAAGATCGTTCATATAACATAAATTCATAAGCATTTTGAACATCATTATAATCAGTTCCTATATTAAAACCCTCAACCTGCAGTAAAAGTTTATCCCCAAAAGATTTATAATTATAAATTAATTTTTTAAACATACCAATCCAGTATACTGGAGTATTCATTAATTCTTCTATACTAGGTTGTGGGGATAGACTTTCTTCCTTCTGATTTTTAGAATCATCATTATTAGAAAATAAAGAAAAAAAGTTAGAAAGATTCATACTAAGAATGTAAAGCTGCTAACTCACCCTCTATACCAGCTATTTCGGCACAAAGTTTAGCATATTCTTGTTTTATATTAATTTTTTTGGGATTATCAGGATGATATTTCCATAAGTCGTCTTTCATATTAGCTAAGTCCGCTAATTTACTTAATAAATGAATGTGTTCTGTTACTTCTGTAGGCATAAATTAATATTAAATGATTAATGTAAAATTACCAGTTCCCTTTAATTTAATATTACCCCCTCCTGAAGTATCAGTGGGAGTAAATACCATGGAAGAACTCCCGGGGGGTACTGCAACCCCAAATTTAAAATTATTTGAAACTATCGCTGTGTTAAATAATCCTATTAAATTACTAAAAGATCCTTTGGCGTAGTCTGTAATACCTATATTATAAGACCCATCTGCATTCTTATTTGTATTTTGAACTAAAAAGAAATAAGCTGATCCACTTGGATTTTGAAATTGTGCAGTAATGGCACCAGTTAATGAAGTGGTATCTATTCCAGTATTTAATTGTCCGGGTGTAAAAGTAGGCATTGTTTTTTTATAAATATAGAAAAATACCCCCAATATAGGGGGTATTAATCTAATCAAATAATTAATTTACATACTCAAGTGCCATATTGAATAACTCTTGATTAACTTTTTGATTTTGAGCGAAGTTCTTAATTTTACGAACTTTACGGGTTTTAACTCCGTAATTATACTCAA